TCCATAAAAAAAAAATAGTTTGTTTTCAAATTTAGTATTACATATTATGTGGTAATTGGCAACTACCCAACAGGCGGTACATTTGGTAACTCAGCAGGCATAGCGTCCATATCAAATTTATTTGATGCTTTTGCCAAGTCAGATTCGCCCCTTAGTTTGTTTACTTCAATAACAAGTGCCTTTATATCATCTTGCTGTTTGAGTAGAGCAGCATTAACCATTGACTCTATTGAAGTTAGTCTTTCATCAAGATTGCCAATAGTTTTCATCGCCGCCTGTAATTGTTTTTTTAATCTATCAACTTGCTGTAACTTAACTTTAGTAAGTGACTCTGTATCAGACGTAAGTGAATCGTAACCCATAATTTATTCTTTTTAGTTATTTAGATAATGTGCTGTGACTATCTTATATAGAGATAACCACCCGCCCAATCACAAATGGCATACATTCTTGCCCTCTGTGTTTCATCACGCATATCAAATCTAACGTGCTTAGCAGGTTGTTTCCACCCTGCTGGTTTATATACTTCGCCTGTCTCTTTATCAACAAAGGCATGAACACTTATATCCTCGCCAAATTGTGGATTTGGTTGTTTCCAACCCATACAGATTTTATAAAACTTTTTACCTTTTTTGATGAAAAATCTTATTCTGTCCTCTTCCTCTGTTTCAAGTTTTCTTACTCTCTCTTGTAAGTGTTCGTCTGTGCCATTCATTTTCTGATTATGAATAGCAGAACGTAGAGAATGATCTCTATATTGTTGTTCAAGAGTGCGACAAAGTTTCTCTGTCCATTTTAGCACCTTGACTTTTAATTCTGCTTCTAATAATGTTGTCATGTCAAATTGTGCTGATAGTGTTTGTGCCAAAAAAAGATGTGGAAGCAGAGGTACAAACACAAAACCTCTCTCCCACATTTCTACAATACTATACTTTTACGATTAAGGCAACTTACCTCTCAAACTGTTAGATTTTGGAAACAACTGTACGTTGTCAGTTCCAAATCTACCTATTGCCTCAGTCTTTGCATCAGACCCAAATGGAGATAGACTCTCAAACTCTGTTGAGAACAATCTATTATTGACAATAACTTTTGCCGTCCATAGTGCCATGACTGTAAAAATATAGGGTGTCAGGAAACAAAACTGAACCGAAGTTAGTTTGTTTCCCATGTATTTAATATACTATGATGTCACGCCAATGTCAAGCGTCAAAATCTTTAGAAATTATAAAGGCGTTTAATCTCTCTTCTGGCGTGAGATTGACACATCGCCACCCATAATCCCCACTACTTATGACTGTAGGCATTATATTCATAGAGAGAGTAATTCTGCCATCGCCCTTGTTGTTCTCATATCCATGGCAAATTTGAGAGGGAAATAGTAGTAACTCGCCTTCCTTGGCACATACTAGATTATTTTGATTAAATTCTGTCAATTTTCTTTTATGTATCTCAAGTGTTGGAGCATGAGGCATATAAGTCTTATCATCATTTGTGAATGAAGTTGGCGTATGCCCCTTATTTTCATCAAAGTTTACATAATATACGCCTGAAATGTAAGAATTACAATGATGATGGAAATATTGTCTGCCTCCATCATCAGATATATTGTACCAACTGTCTGTTACTTGTACTGTCTCAGGTATATAATTGCCAAGCACTTCTTTAGCATAATACTCTGCCTGTTGTTCTATCCAATTTGTAAATCTACCATACTTATTATCATCTTGTAATACTGAATAGTGTCCAATATGTTTTAAATCTCTTGAATTTACATTGAATGTGAGAGTATTTTCTTTCTGTTTATCTATTTCACTCAGCACAATCTCCTTTACCTTAGCATGAAATGGGCAAGGTATAATGGCAACTGGCGTAGGTAGTATGTTTACAATTTCCATTACTGTAAAAATTCTCTTGCCACGCCTGACGTATTGAAACTAACTGTTATTCTATCTTCATCAGTTTTATTCACTCTACTGCCATGTTCTAACCACGAAGGAAATAAGTATAAGTGATTTTGTTTTATAGGCACATCATAGAAATAATCGCCATATATGCTGTCCTTAATAAAATGTTGACACATCATATATTGTTGTAATGGCGATACAACATAAAAGTTACCACAATCGCCCTCTGGTAACTGTATATAATATGCACCACTAACAACACTTGACTCATGCCTGTGCCTCTCTGTGAATCCACCTTTTGGCAAAACATTATACCAACCACCACTAATCACGCATGGCCAGTTACCCATCTTATCTACATAATGATTCACACATTCTTGAAATGCCTGTAGTATTGGTTGTGATTCAGGCGCTCCAAGCGGGTCAAAACCACCATGAGAACTCACACCATTGACCGCCAAAGAGTGTCCTCTGTGCATATTATCCTTTATACCTTTCAATATATGTTCTTCAAAGGCATCAACACCAGGCGCCCCTGTAAGATCATACTCTTCTAATAACGTAGGAAATAAATCCATTTAATTCCACTTACAATAGTCTATATTGAGAACCACTCTCAAATCAGTATCAGTACATGATGTACCAGCATGAGGAAAATTGCTAGGAAAAATCACTGCTCTATTCTCTTTTGATTCTACCCTCTGCCCGTCCTCAAAATATGTATATCCGTTGTTATCATTCAAATATAACACGCATATATGAAAGTTTGGAATATCATTATAATTGCCATCAACATCAGCTGGCCCTGTCACATCATAGTGTAATGGTTTCTCTTTAATTGTTGTAGTTCTTGGCGTTGCATTAAACTTAACTCTGTGTATTCCTATTGGGTTAAGTGTAGCAAATATTGGTTTGATTCTATTATAAACATCAGATATTGGTTCACAATCTACATACAAAGCGTGTGAAAATTGTGGGCATTTGTCATCATCATGTACCGAGTTAGGCATATAATACCATGGCATTCGCCCACTAAAGATATACTCTTTAATGGGCGTAAATACCTCTTCTGGTAAGAAGTTATCGTAAACTTCTATGCTCATTTTACTAGGTACTGTTTTTCATAGGCGGTCAACTCTTCGGGAACTAACTCTTCAAATATAGCATTCTGTATGAATGTAGTTCTTGTCTGGTCATAGAGTCTAATACCAGCCTCTTCATACTTTCGTAAAGTAGGAACAAGAATAACAAAATTGTTATTATTATTTGAAGTAAAGTTCTTTAGTATGTCGTTTTCTGTTCTAGTGATCTGTATTGTTTGGCAACATATAAAAAATAACTGTTTGAATTTTTCATAGTCTGATAGCCAAATCTCAGGTTGATCGTATATCATTCTTGCAACAAATTGTGGCGATAATATATGATCTCTAGTAGGCCTTTTGTTCTTTGGTAATCTCATGGCTTCCACACTAATATAAGGTAATTGGTTTGGATAACCGCAAGAATGTACTTGGTCATAGAACACTCTTGTTAATGAAATTTTCTTGGCTGCCGTTTGGGCATCTACCCAACGACCTTTCTTACTTGCTGCCTCCATGGCGTCGAAGGCAGTTTCAGCGAAATCTTCCCATCTTTTAGTCATTAGTAGAATAAGTTAGGGTTATCATGTTGTGAGATTTGTGGGAGAAACCAAAACTCAATCTTACTATAATCGAAATGAGTCAACTGATCAAATTGTTGTGGTTTTGTATTAAGTGTTTTTAATGCACTCAACATAAGCTCTACTTGATCTTTAATCATGTAGTTCTTCTTATAGTCTCTGATGTCTACGATATGATCAGCAGAGTTCTGTAAACAATCAGCCATTACTACAACTTTGTTTACACCTTCAAAACCCAAAAGTTGAACACAAGCTTCAAAACATCTTCTATCATAGTCTCCATCTTTTACACCCTTAGCACCCGAACCTGACCCCTTGAATCTCCAAGGCAAGTAAACTACACCATTGGTAGAATTGCCTTTCATATCTTTAAGATATGGTGTAATTCTGGATTGCATTGGTGTTTTTGCTAAAGTGTTGTTAATGACTTTCATGTTAACTAAATGAAAGTTTCTGTC